AATATTAAATAAAATGTTTCCTTCAAAACGATAACTATGGCATTTAAAATAAAACCTCCATACGATCTTGATTGGACACCTGTCTATACTACAAAAATAGAGGATGGTGCTTTAGGCAAAGGAAACAAAAATGGTACTATTTTAGTATCAGATGAATTACATCCCAAGGATGAACAAAGTATTATCGATCATGAAAAAGTTCATATAGATCAAATGAAAAGAGGTGATCTTGATTATGATGATGAAGCTGTTTATTGGAAAGGTAAAAAATATCCTAGAAGTAAAATGGATGAAGGAAATCCAAATTTACCTTGGGAAAAAGAAGCCTATGATAAAACAGATGATTACGAAGCATTATGAGTAAAAAGAAATTTAAAGATACAACCGTAGGGCAATTATTATTTGGCGCTGCATCTGTTATTAATCCTACTTTAGGAAATGTATTACGAGGTGTTACATCACCAAAAGAAGCAATAGCGGAAATAACTAAATCCGATGCACCCGCAGAAGATAAAGTTAAATTACAACAATTAATATACGACCAACAGAGTAAAGAATTAGAAGCTATTACATCAAGATGGGAAGCAGATTCTATGTCTGACTCCTGGATGAGTAAAAATGTACGCCCACTGGTATTAGTATGGTGTATAATTATATTCTCAATGGCCGGTATTTTAGATAGCGTAGAAACTATACCATTCCATATAAATGAAACATGGAATGATACTTTTGAAAAGGTCATGATGGCTGTCGTTCTAGCTTATTTCGGTGGACGTACCACTGAAAAGGCAACTAGTATCTTTAAAAAGTAAAAATCCTTAAAAATAGGTAATTATATTATAGAATAATTAAATTAAATTAAATTAAATCAAAAATTATGAAAAAATTATTATTAAGTATTTGTATGCTTATTGCTATGACTAGTTATAGCCAAATAAGCAAAGAACTACCAGGAATATGGAAAGGTGAAAGTAGTAGCCATTATGTATTTGTAGTAATTAATGAAGAAGAAAAATTACAATTTACAAATGTATCCTGGGAAGAAGGTAATATTTTAAAAGAAGAAGTATTAGAAAAAGAAAAGGAACATATTATTACACAAATATACAATCCAGAAAATGACTGGTGGGTGTCAATTAAATACACAATGGTAGATGAAAATACTGTTAAATGTGAATTTAGTGGTGATAGTAATAATATTTCAATTTATAAACGACAATATATAACAAATTAAATTAAATAAAAATGAGTGAAGAAGTTAAAAAAATTACAGAAGAAGAACTAGAAAAAGTAGTAAATGGTCAAAATGAATTAGCAAAAGCTATTCAGAATGTAGGTGTATTAGAAACTGAAAAACATGCAGTATTGCATGTAATAGCTGGGTTAAACCAAGATCAAGGAAAATTAAAACAAGAACTAGAAGAAAAGTATGGTTCAATAAGTATAAATTTACAAGATGGTTCTTATGAAGAAATTAAACCAGAAACTAAAGAAGAAGACGCAGTAGAAGAAGAAAAAAAATAGTAATGAATAATGTAGTCCGTAAAATCAGTATTGGATCTGATTATAAAAATGACGCTATGCATTATTCTGTTGGTCAACAAGTTTATGGAGGACATGAAATTTCTCATATTATATTAGATGAAAAGGATAAATCTTATAATATTTATATAAAGAAAAACAATGAGGTATTGCCTTGGAAGAAGTTTAATTCTAACATGGCAATATCCATTGAATATGATTTAGAATATTAATGAGAAGTTTATATGATTTTATTATAGAGCCTGTTGGCGAAAGATACGCTAATACTGCTACAGTAGAAGATAAAAATTTAGTATTAAATACTAAAATTGAAAGTTTTAAATTTGTAAATAGAACAGCTAAGGTTATTGAAACACCTTTAGCTTTTAAAACGCCAATTAAAAAAGGGGATATTATTGTAGTACATCAAAATATATTTCGTAGATTTTATAATATGAAGGGCGAACAACAAAATAGTCGTTCATATTTTAGAGACAATATGTATTTTGCAGCACTAGAACAAATTTATTTATATAAAAATACAGGCGAATGGACCTCTATTAATGATAGATGTTTCATAAAACCCCTTAAAAATACAGATGAATTTAGCACGCATAATGAAGAGTCTTGTATTGGAGTATTAAAAATTGGTAATAATACTTTAAAAGGTATTGAAATCAACCCAGGAGACAAAGTAGGGTTTAAACCCGGAGGAGAATGGGAGTTTATGATTGATAAAGAGCGTGTATATTGTATGAAATCAAATGATATAGTTATAAAGTATGAATACCAAGGAAACGAAGAAGAATATAATCCAAGCTGGGCATAAAGCCGTTGAGGAACTTATCAAAGTTGCTAAAGAAGCTATTGTTGATTCTGATACTGATATTTCCGCAGATAGACTTAAAAATGCCGCAGCTACTAAAAAGTTAGCTATATTCGATGCTTTTGAAATTTTAAATAGAATTGAAGAAGAAAAAAATATGCTAGAAGATAAACCTAAAGTAGAAGAAAAGAAAGAAAAATCTTTTAAAGGGTTTGCAGAAAGGAGATCTAAATAATGTATAAACAAACTTTATATAAAATATTACCAAATCACGTTAAATCTAAAATTCTTAAACGAAATAATAGGTATAAAAAATGGGAGTATGGATATAATGAAGATCATGATTTTATAGTTATTAGTAAGACGGGTGAAATTGGAGAAGTATATGAAATTCAAGGATTAAAAATAGCTTTACCTAAACAACCTAAAAATATCCATAAATTTGAATCGGAAAAATGGGAAAAAACTTTATTACCTAAAGTATTAGGTAATATTAAAAGTGTATTCGAATGGGATAAATATCCAGAAGATTTTAAAGAAAAGTGGTATGATTATATTGACGAAGAGTTTAATAGAAGAGAACAAGGTTTTTGGTATTATAATAAAGATAAACCTATTTATCTTACTGGCACTCACTATATGTACTTGCAGTGGAGTAAGATTGATGTTGGGCCACCAGATTTTAGAGAAGCCAATAGATTATTCTTTATATTCTGGGAAGCTTGCAAAGCAGACGTCAGATGCTATGGAATGTGTTACCTTAAAAACCGTAGGTCAGGATTCTCTTTTATGGCCTCAGGAGAGGTTGTAAACTTAGCTACAATATCTAGTGATTCTAGGTATGGAATATTATCTAAAACTGGACCAGATGCTAAAACGATGTTCACTGATAAGGTTGTCCCTATTTCAGTTAACTATCCATTCTTTTTTAAACCGATTCAAGATGGTATGGATCGACCTAAAACAGAATTAGCATATAGGGTTCCAGCTTCTAAATTTACTAGAAGAAAGATTATAACAGGTGAAGTACTTGAAGAATTAGAAGGACTTGATACAACTATTGATTGGAAAAATACAGGAGATAATAGTTATGATGGTGAAAAATTAAAACTATTAGTGCACGATGAATCAGGTAAATGGGAAAGACCAAATAATATATTAAATAACTGGAGAGTTACTAAAACATGTTTACGATTAGGGAGTAGGATTATTGGTAAATGTATGATGGGCAGCACTTCAAACGCTTTAGATAAAGGTGGTGATAATTTTAAAAAACTATATGAAAGCTCAGATGTTACAAAACGAAACGCCAATGGACAGACTCGCTCAGGATTATATAGTTTGTTCATACCTATGGAATGGAACTACGAGGGATACATTAACTCTCATGGCTTACCTGTATTCGAAACACCCAAAACCCCGGATGAAGACCCCCACGGACAAAAAATTAAATTAGGAGTATTAGATTATTGGAAAAATGAAGTTGATGGTTTAAGTGAAGACCAAGACGCTTTAAATGAATTTTATAGACAATTCCCAAGAACTACTAAACATGCTTTTAGAGATGAATCTAAAAATTCTTTATTTAACTTAACTAAGATATACCAACAAATAGATTGGAATGCTGATATAAAACACAGCAGTGTTATTACACAAGGATCTTTCCAATGGGTTGGAGGAATTAAAGATACTGAAGTAATTTTTGTACCTAATAAAAGTGGTAGATTTTTAGTATCATGGGTTCCACCTGCTAGACTACAAAATAATATAATACTAAAATTAGGGAAAAAATATCCAGCTAATGAAAATTTAGGTGCTTTTGGTTGTGACCCTTATGATATATCAGGAACAGTAGATGGAAGAGGTTCAAATGGATCATTACATGGATTAACTAAATTTAGTATGGAAGATATTCCACCACATCATTTTTTCTTAGAATATATTGCCAGGCCTCAAACAGCTGAAACATTCTTTGAAGATGTATTAATGGCGTGTATATTTTATGGAATGCCATTATTATGTGAAAATAATAAACCCAGATTATTATATCATTTTAAAAGAAGAGGATATAGGGGTTATGCAATGAATAGACCAGATAAAATATATAATAAATTATCTGTTACCGAAAGAGAAATAGGTGGAATACCTAATTCAAGTCAAGATATTATACAAGCGCATGCTGCAGCAATTGAATCTTATATAGAAGAATATATAGGATTAAAAGAAGATGGTACTTATGGAGATATATATTTTCAACGTACATTAGATGACTGGAGTAAATTTAATATTAATAATAGAACTAAGCATGATGCTTCCATTAGTTCAGGATTAGCAATTATGGCTTGTAATAAAAATAAATATAGACCAGTTCCTAAACTTATTAAACAAGAATATGATTTAGGAATTAAAAAATACGACAATACAGGAGCACTATCCAAAATTATACAATAAATGAAGATAAACTATAATACTAATAGTCCTTTTCCGAGTCAAGTAGTAAGTGACGCAGAGAAATCAAGCTGGGAATATGGAGAACAAGTAGCTAAAGCTATTGAATACGAATGGTTTAGTCAAGGTCGTACTAATGGTAATAGATATTTAACTACTTGGAATAATTATAATAGATTAAGATTATATGCAAGAGGTGAACAACCTGTGCAAAAATATAAAGATGAATTATCTATTAATGGTGATTTATCCTATCTTAATTTAGATTGGAAACCTGTTCCTATAATTTCTAAATTTGTAGATATATTAGCTAATGGAATTTCTGCTAAAGATTATGATATAAATGCATATGCTCAAGACCCAGAATCTTTAACTAAAAGAACAAATTATGCAAAAATGTTGGCTGAAGATATATTTGCTAAAGATACTATGAAGCAAATTACAGAACAATTAGGTTCTGATTTGTCTCGTACTACAATATCACAAGAAGAATTACCAACTACTAAAGAAGAATTAGAACTTCATATGCAATTAAGTTATAAACAAGCTATTGAAATTGCAGAAGAAGAGGCTATTAATCATGTATTAGATCAAAATAGGTTTGATTTAATTAAGCGTAGAATAAATTATGATTTAGTAACTTGTGGAATTGCAGCATGTAAAACTAATTTTAATTTAGCTAATGGTATTACTGTAGATTATGTTGATCCTGCATATATGGTATATTCTTATACAGAAGATCCTAATTTTGAAGATATATATTATGTAGGTGAAGTAAAAGGAGTTACTATTCCTGAACTTAAAAAACAATTTCCTAATATTCCAAATGAAGAATTAGAAAAAATTCAACAAAATAAAGGGAATAGAAATTATATTTATGGATGGGGGGCTTTTGATGAAAATACAGTTCAAGTATTATATTTTGAATATAAAACTTATACTGACCAAGTATTTAAAATAAAAGAAACACCTTATGGATTACAAAAAGCATTAGAAAAACCTGATACATTTAATCCTCCAGAAAATGATAATTTTGAAAGAGTAGGTAGAAGTATAGAGGTTTTATATAAAGGTGTTAAAGTTTTAGGAACTAATACAATGTTGCAATGGGAAATGGCAGAAAATATGACACGCCCTTTTGCGGATACTACTAAAGTAGAAATGAATTATGCTATTTGCGCTCCTAGAATATATAAAGGGCGTATTGATTCTATTGTAAGTAGAATTACTGGGTTTGCTGATATGATTCAGTTAACACATTTAAAACTTCAACAAGTTATAGCTAGAATAGTACCTGACGGTGTATTTTTAGATATGGACGGATTAGCTGAGGTTGATCTTGGTAATGGAACTAACTATAATCCAGCAGAAGCATTAAATATGTATTTCCAAACTGGTTCAGTTGTAGGGAGATCTTTAACCCAAGATGGCGAATTAAATAGAGGGAAAATACCTGTACAAGAATTAGCTACTAATTCGGGTCAAGCTAAGATTCAAAGTTTAATTCAAACGTATAATTATTATTTACAAATGATAAGAGATGTGACTGGATTAAATGAAGCTAGAGATGGTAGTTTACCAGATAGAGATACTTTAGTTGGATTACAAAAAATTGCTGCACAACAATCTAATATAGCTACCAAGCATGTTAATAATGCAAGTTTATGGTTAACTTTAAGAGCTTGTGAAAATATTGCCAAAAAAATTGGTGATATGTTGGAGTATCCTTTAACAGCTAATGCATTAAAAGAAAGTATTTCAACTTTTGATACAGAAACATTAAGAGAAATTGATCATTTATCTTTACATGATTTTGGCATATTTTTAGATTTAGAACCTGATGAAGAAGAGAAAGCTCAATTAGAGCAAAATATTCAAGTAGCTTTATCAGGGGGTGGTATTGATTTAGAGGATGCTATAGATATTAGACAAATACGTAATTTAAAATTAGCTAATCAATTACTAAAACAAAAACGTAAACAAAAAGAACAGCGTGATCAGCAAATTCAAGAACGTCAAATTCAATTAACAGCACAAGCAAATGCGGATGCAGCTGAAAAAGCGGCTGAAGTAGAATTACAAAAACAACAAGCTTTAGCTGAAAAAGAATTACAAATTGAACAAGGTAAATCTCAATTTGAAATTCAAAGAATGCAAACTGAAGCAGAAATTAAACGTCAATTAATGGCAGAAGAATTTAATTATCAATTGCAATTAGAGCAAATGAAAATGCAAGCAGAACAACAAAAAGAAAAAGATATAGAAGATAGAAAAGACAAAAGAGTTAAAATCCAAGGATCACAACAAAGTGAAATGATAGATCAAAGAAATAATGATTTATTACCTATAGATTTTGAAAACAAAGGCCAAGCAGGAATGTTTCCTATGGCTTAATTATTAATTATTTAATTATATTTTATTATGACAGAACAAAAAGAGGCCGTAGAGGTCAAACAGGAAGGCGACTTTAAAATAAAGTCAAAACCTAAAAAAATGAAAGACTTAGGAAGTAAGTCAAAAAATGAAGTAGTAAAAGTAGATTTATCTAAAGTAGATACATCTTTAGAAGGGAATAATAAAATTACCCCTCCTATAAAAGTAGATTTAACAAAACCAAAAACAGATGCCGTTCAAGAGCAAAAAACAGAGACAGTGGATGTGGATAAACGAACCGGAGATGGCGAGAAAGTGGATACAGGAACACGGGTCAGCGATACAAAGGAAGAGCCCGTTGCAGAAGTTGAGGTGCAAACTCCGATTGAAGAAATAATTGAAGAGATTGAAGAAACTACTTCAGAAAAAATTGAAGATATTCAAGAGATAACTAAAGAACCTGTTGTGGAAACACAACAACTACCACAAAATGTTGATAAACTTGTAAAGTTTATGGATGAAACAGGTGGAACAGTAGAGGATTATGTTAAACTCAATAGGGATTATAGTAAATTAGATGATAATTCTTTATTACATGAATATTATAAACAAACAAAACCTCATTTATCACAAGATGAAATTAGCTTTTTAATTGAAGATAAATTTCAAGTAGATGAGGATGTAGACGAACAAAGAGATATACGTAGAAAAAAACTAGCTTATAAAGAAGAAGTTGCTTTTGCGAAAAAGGATTTAGAAAGTTTAAAAAATAAGTATTATGCTGATATTAAACAACGTCCTGGAATAACACAAGAACAACAAAAAGCTACAGATTTTTTCAATCGTTACAATAAACAGCAAGAAACTATAAAGCAAAGTCATGAAGCGTTTCAAAAACGGACCAAAGATTTATTTGATACAGAATTCAAAGGTTTTGATTACTCTGTAGGTGAAAAGAAATTTAGGTATAAAGTTCAAGATCCTTCAAAAATAGCTAAAAGTCAATCTGATATTAATAATTTTATTAACAAATTTGTTGATAAAGAAGGAAATATTAATGATACTGCAGGCTATCATAAAGCTTTATATGCTGCTATGAATGCTGACAAATTAGCAAGTCATTTTTATGAACAAGGGAAAGCTGATGGTGTTAAAAACATGGTCAAGCAATCCAAGAACCCAGCTAAAGATGCGCCAAGGCAAGTTGCCGGTGGGGACGTGTTTATAGATGGATTAAAAGTGAGAGCTATTAGTGGAACAGATTCATCTAAATTGAAAATTAAACGAACATTTAACAATTAAAATTTAAAATTATGCCTTTAAATCCCCAATTTGGAACGATAATCCCTAGTCAGGTACAACAAATACTTGCTACGAATTATTTAAATTTTGCCGGCGGTGGTGTTACTTTCGCTCAGCAATATTTACCAGAAATCTACGAACAAGAGGTTGAAAGATACGGTAATAGAACTTTATCTGGATTCTTAAGAATGGTAGGTGCGGAGCTTCCAATGACAAGTGACCAAGTAATCTGGTCAGAACAAAATAGATTACATATTGCTTATGATAACTGTACGTTTGCAGCTCCTGGTGTAGGTGCGGCTAACGCTATTACTATACCTGCTGGTGTAACTAACGTTATATCTCCAAGATCTACTATCGTTGTGATGGATGATTTCGGTGCAGAAGTAAAGTGTTTAGTTGTTTCATCTAACATTGGACCTGGTGCGGTTACTATAAACGTTGATCCTTATACAGCGGCTACTATTGCTGCTGCAGGTCTAGTTGGAAACGTAAAAATATTTGTTTACGGTTCTGAATATCTGAAAGGATCTACAACACCTAACGCAGCTGCTGGTCCTGCTTTAATTGCTGGAACTACCTACGTAAGTGTTGATCCAAATTTCACACAATTCCAAAACAATCCTATCATTGTAAGAAGCAAATACACAGTATCTGGTTCTGATATGGCTCAAATAGGTTGGGTTGAAGTTGCTACGGAAGATGGAACTTCTGGATACCTTTGGTATCTAAAAGCTGAGTCTGAAACAAGACTTAGATTTGAAGATTATTTAGAAATGATGTGTGTTGAAGCTGAGCTTGTTGCTGCTGCTTCTCCAATCGTTCCTCAAACTGAAGCAAATGGTTCTGAAGGACTTTTTGCTGCTATTCAGAATAGAGGTAATGTAATGGTTGGCTTTAGTGCTGCTACAGGTCTTGGAGACTTTGATGATATTCTTAGAAACCTAGATACTCAAGGAGCTATTGAAGAAAACATGTTATTCTTAGATAGACAAACTGCTTTGGATTTTGATGATATGCTTGCAAGTGTATCTTCAGGTGCGCAAGGTGGTACTGCTTATGGACTATTTGAAAACTCAGAAGAAATGGCCTTAAACTTAGGTTTTAGCGGTTTCAGAAGAGGTTCTTATGACTTTTATAAAACAGACTGGAAATATCTTAACGACGCTTCAACGCGTGGTGCTATGACTGGGCCTGCTTCTATAGAAGGAGTATTAGTTCCTGCTGGTACAACTACTGTCTATGATCAAATTCTTGGTACTAACATTAGAAGACCTTTCTTACATGTAAGATATAGAGCTTCTGAAGGTGATGACCGAAGAATGAAATCATGGTTAACAGGTTCTGCAGGTGGAGCTTATACTAGTGATCTTGATGCAATGGAAGTTAATTTCCTTTCAGAAAGATGTTTAGTAACTCAAGCTGCTAACAACTTTGTATTATTCCAAGGAGTATAATCATTGTAAAGGTAACGGGCACTTCGGTGCCCCTATACCTTTATTTTTAACTATTTAATTATATTATATTATGGCAAAAACAAAAAAAGAAGAGGTTGCTATAGAAGAATTACCAGTCGTAGAAGGACAGGTAATTGAAAATGTAGCGCAACCGATTAAAGTAAAACCAGTTAAAAAAGATGACTGGGAAATAAAAGATAGAACTTATATACTTAAAGGCGATAAAGAGCCTTTAACATTTACTATTCCAAGTAAGCATACTCGAAGACACCCTTTGTTATGGTTTGATGAATCAGCTAAAGAACAAAGAGAACTAAGATATGCTACAAATATGAATAGTCCTTTTGTAGATGAACAAAAAGGAGAAGTTACTATGGGTCATATAACTTTTAGAGACGGTTCATTACATGTTCCGAGTAAAGATATTGCTTTACAAAAGTTATTGTCTTTATATCATCCAATGAAAGATAGAAAGTATATAGAACATATACCTAAACAAATTGCATCGGATGAATTAGTAGATCTAGAATATGAATTAGAAGCATTACTTGCAGCACGAACTATGGATGTAGATCAGGCTGAAGCTATTGTAAGAGTAGAACAAGGAAATGTAGTAGATTCTTTATCTTCTAAAGAAGTTAAAAGAGATCTAATGTTACTAGCTAAAAGAAATCCTCAATTATTTTTGAGCTTAGCGGCTGATGAAAATGTAGGATTAAGAAACGCTGGAATTAAAGCTGAGTCTCAAGGGTTAATTAGATTATCCCAAGACCAAAGAACATTCCATTGGGGTAGTAATGATAGAAAGTTAATGACAGTACCATTTGATGAAAATCCTTATACAGCACTTGCTGCATGGTTTAAAACAGATGATGGTGTAGAAGTATATAAGTCAATAGAAAAACAACTTCAATAATAATATAAGGGGCGGATCCGTCCGCCTCTATATTAAATAATAAAAATATAATGGCAGTAAACGTAGATATAGTTTATAAAACAGTTTTATTAATCCTTAACCAACAGCAAAGAGGGTATATGACGCCTGATGAATTCAATAAAACGGCTATCCAGGTGCAATCAACTATATTTGAAGGTTACGCAAGCGATTTAAACCAACAGTATCGATTACCTGATAATGATACAGAATATGGAGATCGTGTAAAAAATATTGAACAGAAATTACAATTCTTTCAAAAATACATAAATAATACATCTACACCAGGTGCTATAACAGGTACTAATCCTTTTACAATAGATACCACTGTAGTAACTGATCTTTATAGATTAGGTTCTGTAATGTATCAAGGTGTACAATTAGGACAATATTCTCAAAGAAATGAGGTAACACAATTATTCCTTTCCCCGTTAACTCAACCAACTGAAAAATTCCCCATATACTTATATGAGTCAGGACAATTATTTGTCTTTCCTAATACTATTACTACTCCAGGTGATATAAATATATCTTATTTAGCTACGCCAAGTTTAGTTAGATGGGGATATTCTCAAGGGGCATTGGGCCAATATGTATATGATTCTACTATATATGGGGCCAACTTATTAAATAATGGTGGTACTTTGACTAATTTAACAACCCCTTTGGCGGGTGGAGTTATTGGGTCTTATACGCCTACATTTACTACTTCTGGAGCAGGTATAGGATTAGCCTTAAGTGCTAATGTCACCGCCCCCACTGTAGTTACTATAACTGTTACTACTCCCGGTACAGGTTTTGCTGTAGGAGACACTATTACTATAAATCCAAATCAATTGGGTGGTGGTAGTACGGGCCCAGTTATAACTTTAACTGCGGCAGATTTCAATTCTGGAAGTACTTATGGTTCTACCAATTTTGAATTAGATATATCAGAACAAACAGAAATAATACTAAGAATACTAGCTTATGCTGGTGTTATAATACAAGATCCGTCTATAGTACAAATGGCTTCTCAAGCTGTAGCAACTGAAGACGCTAATGAAAAAAGTTAATAAAATATGGCAATTCCAGATGGTGGATTAATCACCGAAACTAATCAACAATATTACGCAGGGGCGCAGGGTTTTATTTCTACAAATCAAGATACTTTTACCTTTACATTTGATACTCAATTAGTTTTGGGTAATTGGGATCCAGCTAATGCAGACTATGCTTTAAATAATTTTAAACTTTATGGTAGTACTAATGGTATAACTTATGAAGAAATTATTCCTGGATCTGCTTTTGCAGCCTATGGCCCTTATACTGTAACTAACCCTGAATCTGGTGGTAGTATTGTAACTTTAGCTATAAATTTACCAGCTACTCAAGTATTAGTATGCCAAATGAAAACCTTAACTGGTGGGAGTTTTGGTAATAGAGATGCATTTGGAACTACAGTGGAAGAAAATTATGGAAGTTATTCTTATACTACATTAGGAGATGTAGTTAATAATTTTATTGTTGGATATGTAGGAAAAGATAAATTGATACCAGATGTTAAAAGAACCGATGTAATATTCCATGCTAAAAGAGCTTTACAAGAATTTAGTTATGATACTTTAAAAAGTGTTAAATCCCAAGAATTAAATATACCACCTAGTCTAAGTGTAATATTACCTCAAGACTATGTCAATTATGTACGTATGTCATGGATTGATCAATTAGGTGTACAAAGAATTATATACCCTGCAAATAACCTAACAGATAACCCTTATACAATGCCTTTACAAGATAATCTAGGAATTCCTACTCAAGATAATTTTGGAGAAAATACTGAAGGTAGTTCTATTACAGAAGATAGATGGAAGACTGCTAATGTAAGTTGGATAAACCAAGATTTCAATTGGGAATTATATAACCAAGGATTATTATGGGCTGGCTATAACTGGGGTAATGGTGGCTATTGGTATTGGGGATGGGGTGAACAATATGGAATAGACCCTCAATATGCTCAATATAATGGTTGGTTTACATTAAATGAAAGAGAAGGTAAAGTATCTTTTTCAAGTAATTTAAATGGAAGATTAATTATCTTAGAATATCTTTCTGATGGACTTGCTTATGATTTAGATAGTAGAATACCTAAATTAGCTGAAGCAGCTATTTATGCATATTTAAGTCATGCAATATTAGCTACAAGAATTAATCAGCCAGAATATATAGTACAAAGATTAAAAAGAGAAGCAAGTTCTAAATTAAGAAATGCTAAAATAAGATTATCAAATATTAAGCTTGATGAAATAGTTCAAGTAATGCGTGGGAAATCTAAATGGATAAAACATTAATCAAATGCCAGAAATAAAGAATACTTTTCTAAAATCTAAGATGAATAAAGACTTAGATGATAGATTAATACCCAATGGCGAATACCGGGATGCTCAAAATCTACAAATTAGTAGATCACAAGGATCAAGTGTAGGCGAATTTGAGAATGTATTAGGCAATACAGAAGTTGCAGATTTATTAACTGGAGATGGGGCAGATATTATTGGTCAATTTACTAACGAAAAAAATAATAAAATATATATTATGAGTGCCGGATATAGCGGCGCTGCAAATTGCCCAAGAGATAAAGTCACTTATTCTAGCGTAGGACAAACAGGAACTACTATTACATTAGCTACTGCAGCTGGTACCGTTATTGATCCACAAGCTTCTGGTATACAAACTGGTATGTTATTAAGAGGTGATAGTTGGAATGGAGTTGTACCCACTGTTGCTCCTGTTGTGACCAATGTAACAGCTGCTAATATAACTATAGATATTAGTATAACTCTGTTAGCATTAGATGTAATAACTATTGGATTTGCCAACATGATTCATGAATTAGATGTTACTACAAATACTTTAAAATTATTAGTTGTTGGTGATTTTTTAAATTTAAATAAAAATTATAAAATATTTGGTATAAATTTATTAGATGATTTATTATATTGGACTGATAATAGAAATCAACCTAGAAAAATAAATGTAGAATTAGCTAATCCTGTTCCCGTAAATACTCCAACTCATTATACTAGAGAAGATCAAATTTCAGTTGCGAAATATTATCCTTATGAAACCCCTTTAGTATTACAACAAAATATATTAGGAATAACAGCTGGAGCTTTAGCGGCTGGAGCATTAAGAGGCTATGTTTTAACAATGGCTGATACCACGGGTATTAAAATTGGAGATATTGCTACGGGATTTCCTGGTCAAGGGGATCAAGAATTTTGGGAGGTTATAACAATTGTAACTAATACTTCAGTTACTATTTATAATAATTTTATTAATGCTGCCCCGGGAACTTATAATGGAACTGATAATATAGATATTACTTTTTCTCGCTCTACAATGGCTAATGAAAGTAGTATATTAAATGAAAATGGTTTTGAAACAACTGTATTTGTTGGAGCTGGGGATGGTAATGATCCTAATAATCCTGTAACTCCTGCGGTTGTGCCTTTTACTATAGCAGCCGGAACCCAATTTGCTATAGCTTATAACTTTACTAATGTTGTAGGGACAGAAAATTCTCCACAACCCACCCCTAAAGTAGGGGATTATATAACTAGTGATAATTTTACAGGTAATTTTATCACAGATACAGCGGGAAATCCATTAACAATAGCCGATGAAGTACTTATACAATCCGTTATAACCTTATGTACTACTATCCAATATCCTACTAATAAGTATGCTTTAGTAACTTTAACTAAAGATGTACGAGTAAATAATATTGCTGACAAAGTAAGAGTAGGGACTAACCCAGATTATAATAGTAGCTTTACGGGAGATGAAGATTTAATAGAAGAAAAATTTATAAGATTTAGTTATAGATTTAAATATGAAGATAATGAATATTCTTTATCAGCTCCCTTTAGTCAAATATGTTTTATTCCAAAACAATGGGGTCAATTTGGATGGGGATTAACCGATCCTAAACAAGATATGAACGATGCTTTTTCAAGTACTATTTTAGAATGGTTTGAAAATCGCATAGATAGTATAACTCTTAAAATCCCATTACCTGATGGAGGAACTAGCGCGGCTACAGCGCTAACTGCATTAACAAATGATTATAAAATAAAAAGTATTGATATACTTTATAAAGAATCAGATGGATTATCTACTAAAGTTGTACAAACAATACAAGTAGCAGATATAGTGGGTGGGGATATTGAACCCTTACCAAATACAAGCGGTACCCAATTTTATTATAAATTTGATTATAAATCCACTAAGATTTATAAAACTCTTTCTTCTAGCCAACAAAATAGAGTATATGATAAAGTGCCTATTAAAGCTTTAGCGCAAGAAATAAGTGCTAATAGAGTAATATATGGGAATTTTGTATCTCAACATACACCGCCAAATAATTTAGATTATTCAGTAATTAATGGAAATAAGTCTCTTGCATATAATAATTATGCTCAATACCCTAATCATTCGGTAAAACAAAATAGAAATTATCAAGTTGGATTTGTATTATCAGATAGAGTGGGAAGGGCATCTAGTGTTGTCTTATCTCTAAATGATGATATACCAAATACCGCGGGTTCTACACTATATGTTCCCTATAAATCATGGGATGATGTGCAATCAACTGCTTTATCAACTTATAAATGGTTAGGAAATAGTTTAAATTTAACTATAAATAATAATACTAATATAAATATTGCAGCTACATCGGATGGCCAACCTGGTTTATATAAATCTTATCCTGACTCGGGCGCTGATGATATTAATATTAATGCTTCAGGCACAGGTTATGCAGCAGGAACTACCTATGCTACTACTTATAATCCTGGTCTTGGAACTCCTCAAGCTTTAGGAAGTGGGTTAACGGTAAAAGTTATTACTGTTGGTGGTGGTGGTGCTGTAACAAGTATTGAAATAGTAAATCCAGGAACTGGGTATGTAAATAGCGAAGAACTACAACTTGTAGGTGGCGCTAATAATTGTATAGTAGAGATAAGTGTATGGGATCCTAATCCCTTAGGATGGCAATCTTATAAATTAGTTGTAAAGCAACAAGAACAAGAATATTATAATGCATATTTGCCAGGTTTTACTTTAGGTTACCCTATTAGAACTCCTATAAAAGAAAGAGGCAGGACAGCTTTTACTACTCTTATATCTGATAATATTAATAAATTACCTAGAGATTTACAAGAAGTCGGGCCTTTACAAAGTGAATTTCCATCTTCAGTAAAAGTATATGGAAGAGTAAATAATCCAACTATAGATAATAGAAATCTTCCAGTAGGAGCATATGCTTCTAATATAACTTATTTATGGAATACTCAATATTTTCCTACTAGAACATTTGATGAAATAGTAACAATTGGGCCAGTTGGATTAGGTGGTTTAGAATTAGCAAATTCACCATTTAACCCTTCTAATGCAGAAGCCGGGGCTTTTGTTAATCCTACAGATAATGACCCCTTAACTCTTGATGGAAGAATCCCATGGGGGCTACCAGGCGGATCACAGAGTTTTTATAATGTAGAAGAAAATCCTTTAGCAGGTAATTTTAGAGTTGGTGCTAAAAAAGGCCAACCTCAATTAGTAAATTCTGATAATATATTAAATACTTTAGGGGCTAAAGTAGTTGTAGATCCTTTAACAACTTCATTCCCTGAGCCCTATGTTGCGCTCGCCGCGGGAACATATTGTATGGAACCATTTTTAAGTGTTTCTGAAACCGAACCGGTAGAAAGTAATTTAGATATATTTTATGAATCCTCTACAAGTAGTAATTTTGTAGATTTATTTAAATCTTTGTAATAATATAATTATGCCAGTAACATTAGAAGTTTCATATTTCAACACCTTCTGGTTGAAGAGATTAAAAGATAGAGGTGTAACATCAGACTATCCAGATCACTATACTAATGCTTTGGGTACTAATGAATATTATCAAAGCTCCACAGGTATAACCAATGCGGCAGTTCCTTATTATGATGAAATAGAAGAAGAAGATTGGTTTATAGAAGAAGCTAGAATAAGAGGGGGCTTTAATAATACTAGTGTAGATTTTGGTAATAAAGCATATATAGTAGAAGAAGAGGCAGAACAAGAAAGACTTGAAAATACTTTAATATATTCTGGTATTTATAATTCTCGAACAGGTACAAATAATACTAATCAATTTCCTATAGGTGAAGATATAACTCGTGCTGTTGATCCAGCATCGGGAAGTGTACAAAAATTATATGCAGAAAATACTAATTTACTTATTTTACAAGAAAAGAAAGTAAATAGAGCGCCTATAGATAAAGATGTTATATTTACCCAAGAAGGACAACCACTTACTACTAATGCAATGGCATCTATGGTAATTGGTACACCAACTGCTTTTGAAGGCAATTTTGGTATATCACAAGACCCTGGTTCATTTGCAGTATATGGATATAATAAATATTTTACTGACAAAGATAGATCAGCTGTTTTAAAATTAGGACCAAGTGGTATTGAAGAAATATCTAACATGGGAATGATTGATTATTTTAGAGATCAATTAGAATTTAGTGGTATTATAACAGGAGGTTATGATATTTATAATAAAAACTATGTTGTTACTATAGGAGATGGTGTTGGTAAGACGCGACAAACTGTAGCTTATGATGAATTAATAAATGGATGGTGTAGCTTTTTTGATTATATCCCAGAATTAATGACAAGTTGTAATGGAAGTTTTTATTCCTTTAAATCTCAAAAAGTATGGAAACATTATAGTGGAACAAATTATAATAATTTTTATGGAACTGCATATCCATCTACAGTAGATTTTGTATTTAATCCAGATCCGATTAGAATGAAAACATTTAAAACTATAAATTATGAAGGTAGTAATGGATGGGAAATAAATGCTAATCAAGTACAATCAGAAGAAACTGGAGTAGATACTAATCCACAACAACCTGCTTTAGGGGATACTACTTATCAAGATACAGTAGCTAAAATTTATAGTTATGACGAAGGATATTATACCGAAAATGGTATACCTTATAGGGCAGGATTTGATAGAAAACAAAATACTTATTATGCAGTATTAAATAATAATTCTCCAGCACGTGCTGAAGAAGTTATTACAACAGGAGCACAAGAAACAGGAGTAAAAGCTTTTTATATAACAGTAAAATTCTCCACCGATGGGACTACAGACCCAAATGGAGCGAAACAATTATTTTCTGTAGGAAGTAATTATATGAATAGATAAATTATATGAAATTTAATATTAGAAAACTAAAAGAATCCGATTGGAATACTTTAGTTAAATGGTGGGATAGTTGGCCTGAATGGACAACCCCTCCAAAATCTTTTCTCCCAGAAAATGGTACTGGGGGATTAATAGTAGAAAAAGATAAACAACCTATAGTGGCTGGATTTCTTTATTTTACTAATTCTCAAGCAGTTTTATTAGAATGGATAATATCTAACCCAGAATATAGAAGTGCAGATAGATCAGAAGCAATAGAATTATTAATTAATATGGCAGAAGAAGTTTGTAAAAAACAAAATCAACTGCACATATTTTCTATTGGAAGAAATAAACAGTTAATAGAAACACATAAAAAATTAGGATGGCATGTGGATAATAAGCCCTCTTATGAAATAGTAAAAAATATATAATATGGCAGCATTAACAGCAGTAGCCGCAGCAGCAGTAGTAGGCGCAGGAGCCGTAGCAGCCGGGAAAGCTAAAAAAGCAGAAAGGAGAGCTAGAAATGAAAAAAATGACGCAAAAACAGGAATGCTTGCGGCAATAAGAGATAGACAAGACATTATAAATCCTTATACAGGAATAACTGACTTATCTGGGTTAGCTAGTGATTTATCTAGTCAAATAACTAATCCATTTAATAATTTACAAGTATCAACAGCCGCAGCTGAAATGCAGGCTGAAGAGGCTGATATTGCGTTGGCTAATACTTTAGATACTTTAGAAATGACAGGCGCTAGTGCTGGAGGAGCAACTGCTTTAGCAATGGCTGCACTTAAATCTAAAAAAGGCGTTGCTGCAAGTATTGAAGAACAAGAGGCAAGAAATGCAGAATTAAAAGCGCGAGGCGAACAACATGCTATTGGTGCTAGGGTGGCGGCAACTACACGTTATCAAGATGTTGCTATAGCTCAAGGCACAAGAGCAGAAGACGCAGCAGCTCAAGGAGAAATATTTCAATTTCAAGCACAAGAAGCTAGAACTAATAATGATATTAACATGTATCAAAGTATGTATCAAGGTTTTGCTCAGCAAGAAAATCAAGCTGCAATTGCTGGCTCTCAGGCCTGGGGACAAGTAGCAAGTGGACTTGGAAGTGTTGCAACTGCTGGGTTAGGAGTAAAAGCATCACAAAACAACTTAGCTGCTGCTCAACTTAATAATCCAAGTGATCGAAGATTAAAGAAAAATATTCAACTTCTTGGGCAATCCCCTAATGGTCTTAAAATATATGCTTTTGAATATATAAATAAAATATTTGGTGAAGGAATTTGGCAAGGAGTAATGTCGGATGAAATACCATCAGGGGCAGTTATAAAGCATTCAGATGGTTATGATAGAGTAGATTATTCTAAACTAGATGTTGAATTTAAAAGAATATAATAATGAAACAAAAAAGTTTAATAGAAGCCCATAATAACGCTATTAATAGATTAGTAGATATTTCTCAAAAAAGACAAGCTAAGGATTTAGATTTTGTTACACGTTCTAGTATTAATTTTAGAGATGCACAATTTTCACCTTTTTCAGCCAATGAGAATGAAGATGAAAAATTAGGTATTAAAGTTAGAGATGCATTTATAGAAGAAGCACAAAGAGTGGGTGGAGTTATAGATGCACAAACTCGATTAAATAGCCAATTACCTAATTTAAGTAATGTAGAAATTAAAGCATTAACTAAACAAAGAAATGATTATTTTAATCGATTAAAACAAATAGGTGATGTTGGTGGGTATTTAAGTGTGGCTACAGAAGAAATGGAGCCTAATAATTTGCCAGATTTTTTGGCTAATTGGAATCAATTTAATATAAATGGATATAATGAAAGAGATAGAGATAATAATTTATTTCAAGCATCTGGTTGGGCTAATAATTTTGATTATTATGATGACGTAAAAGTTAAAAAAGATTTTTATTTTCAACCCACTAAAACTGGCGAAAAAACAGTTTTAACACAAGATATCTATATAGATCCATTAGGTAAAACTTTTAAAGATTTTCTTCATTATAAACCTTATATTATAGATGATTTTTTGGCAAGTAGAAATTTAGAACAAGATGAAAATGGAAAACATTGGTACAAAATATCTGGGGAAGTAGGTTCGGATTCAATAGAAAATGGTAATATATTAAATCAATTTATTAGTGAAGTTCCAGAAGGTTTTAAGGTGGGTGATGCTTTTGAAGAAGCAGGATTAACTAGAAAAGGAACATTACAACCTCAATATTTTTTAGGTGGTTCGCCTATAACTAGTGATGATGAAACCCCTGAAGAAGATACAGCATTAAAAATGCCTATGTATAGAGTACAAGGAAATAAAATGGGTAGAAGTTTAATAAAATTTATTAATACAGAAGCTATTAATAATAATCCAGCATATAAATCTGAAGTAAATGCTCATGTAGCTGGAATGTTTGCTAATGGTGGTGGAAATCCTGGGGTTTTATATGGATACGCTAATAATAGATTAGGCATAGATTTACCTAAAGGATTTTTTGAAAATGTTACACCTGAAGAAGAAGCTTTGTATCAAAGTTTAAGTCCAGAAGAAAAAACAGGTTATATGGGATTAAGAGAAAAATTTAATACTTTAAATAATAAAAGTAATCAAAAGGTTGGTTTAGTAAATGCGCAAAAAGCATGGTTTATGCAGCGGGAATTAGAAAGTAGTTTAGATAAAAAATTACCCCAACCTGGAGTAGGTAATGAACCCTCTATAGTTAAAGAAACATTAACTGAAGATACAGAAAATGGTAGGGAAATGATAAAATTTCTCAATAATAATAATATGCCTATTCCTGAATTCTATAGGATTATGTTAGGTATACAAGAATGGCAATCAGGAATGCCAGTATTTTATCAAAAATTACCTGAAGAACTTAAAAATTTACCAAAGACCCTATCACCAAAACAAAAAGAGTTTGTTAAAAAATATTCTTAATTAAATCATATGGTTGACGAAAACAATATCTGGGATTTATTGCCTGGGACTGATGTGGTAACGCAAGATGAAGATGAAGAAAATCAGGAACAAGAAGAAATAGAAGCTACTGAAGTAGAGGAAGCCCCTATTATTGAAGAAGTTGAAAGTGATGCTGATATTTTACTTAATAAAATATGGGAAAATTTAGATAAAGATGAAAAAGATATTATAAATATAGAAGAGGAAAAAGAAAGTAAACCCCAAATTATTGATGAGCGATCTCAAAGCGGCGTAGTTCAATCTACTATACCTACTACTACTTTACCTACTAAAATAGGTAATATAGCAATGGAAAAAGAAATGACTACTGAAGAAGAATTAGATGCTGTATTTAATCCTACTCCACCAAAAGAAACAAACTTTTATAAAGAAACTGAAGAAAAAGTAGAAGCAGTAAATGAGGTAATGGAACAGCCTGTATTGAATCAATATGGGACATTAGATGTAGAAGCCACTACTAATAAAGTTAATGAAATTATTGAGACTGTCCCTCCATTAGTAGGATATGATATAACAAAACAAGAATTAGGAGATTTACAAACTACTATACCTCCTTTTTTTATATCAGATGATGAAGAATTAGATACTACACAATATTATACTCCAAATCGTGAAGCTTTAGATTATATAAAAAATTTAATTATTGCTGAAGATTTTAGTAAATTTGAAACTTGGGATGAATTTGTAGAAAATTCTCAAACAGTACTAAGGACTGCAATACAGAATGATCCTGTTATACAAGCAGCTTTTAAATTAGCACAGTCTCGAATTAAAAAAGAAAGTGAAGGATTGCGTGGTTATCAATTTATGAGGGAAGCCCAAGAAAATGGTGAATTAGATACCCCAGAAGGATTATTAGCCTCGCAAGCCCGATTAGATAAATGGGCTCAAGATAGGTATAATGAATTATTTTATACCCCTGAGGTTGAATCAAGAGTGGGACAATATAAATTTCTTGCTCAAGCAGCTTTAAAAGAATTATATAAACCTTTTGGCAGAACTAAAGAGGAAGAATTAGCACAGTTAGATGAAGATTACTTTAAAGAAGGAAAGTATCTTCAATGGAAGCTGAGAGACGCATGGGCTGGAACTAAGGTAAGTGTTAGCAAAATGGTTAAGCAATTACAAACAACATTTTCTAGACCAGATATGCATCAAAGAGATACTATTAGGAATTTCTTTAATGATAATAAAGAACTGTTAGAAAAAAGTGGTATTTTAAATTTAACTACTGCGCAATTACGAGAAAAAATGGCTGATAAAGAATATTGGGCCACTTTAACAGATGTAGAAAAAAGCGCTTTCCAAAAAGCATATTCTTATGCTAGTGTATCTGCTCGTTATCATGATGTTACTGTTAACTGGCTTGGTAGGACACCTACTCCAAAAGATTCAAAAACTAAAGAGATTCTTGGAAAATACACTATAAATCAATTACTTAAAGGGGCTGAAGATTATAAGGGATTTGAGCAATATGATAAAGAAGCTACAAAAGATATATTTAAATTATCTTTAGAGATAATGCAGGACGAGCATTTTGAATCTTTATTAAATGAATTAGAAACTGGAGAAGGATGGGGAGGACTGCAAGAATTAGGATTTATAGATACTGCAGCAAACTTTATAAAACAATTACCTCAAATGGGGCCTATGATAGGCGGTGGAATATTAGAAAGAGTAGGTAAAGGAATTAAAGGCCCATGGGGGGCAGGTATGCAAATTACCGGTAAAGGATTAACTCTTTTAGGTGCTGGAACTATTATGGCTACGGAAATGACTAGTATGGTGTATGAAACCATGAAAAAAAATATTATAAACCGTGAAGGGGAAGGTCACCAAATTACTGTAGAGGATATTATAGCGGAATTAGAAGATCCAGAATCAATAGATATGATATATATGTTGATGGCATCTGGTGCTATTGCAGGATTAGAAAAATTAGGTATAGATGCTATATTTGGAGCTTATGCTACAGGGGGAAGAACCTTAGCTTCTTTATATAGAGGAGAGTTATATAAATTTATCAAAGGCGTAGGTAGAACTTATGTAGCTGCAGAAATAGCTGGGGCTAGTGAGGCAGTAACAGAAGGATTCCAGGGCTATATTTCTGATGCTACTGTTCGTTTACAAACTGGTGAAGGATGGTATGAAGCATTAACTGGCGCAAAATTTGATTGGGAAGGGGCTAGAGTAGGTAGAGCTATAGGGCAAGTACTTCCTGTTGTAGGTAAATTTGGAGCTCAAACAGCATTAGAAATTAATCAAATGGCTTTAGATGTAATTGAAAAATTTGATATGCATAAATTAGCTCCTACTATGCATGCTACAGCAACATTTTTTACTCAAGCAAATGATAGAATAAGTAAGTTAGTTGAAAATGGTAAAATAACTAAAGAAGAAGGGCGAATACAAAAAGATCAACTTTCCGAATTAAGAAATGCTGGCTTAAGAATACCCCAAAATATTGATGGAAGAACAAGGCCGCGATTAATAAGATTATTATTAGAACAAGACTCTTTAGAAAAGAAAATAAAAGAAGTTAATAATAAAGATATTAGTTCCCCTGAAATAGAAAGACTTAAAATTGTTTCTGAAGAAATAAGTGGTATTGCATTAGATGCAGCCGCTAAAACAGAATATCTTAGAATGGTAGGGAATGTTAAAGATGCAATTAATGGAAAAGTAAGTGGTAAATTAAAATATATTACTGCTAAAGATAAAAAAGGAGTAGAAAAACAAATAGATAGATTAAAGAAAGATGGGTGGAATTTAGATAAAAAATCATCTTCAAATTATGGAAGTTTTTTCCACAATCCCAAGACTGGAAAACAAATAATAATTTTAAATCAAGCAGAGGCTTTAAAAGATGGTGCTGTTAATACCGCGGCCCATGAATTTTTACATGCAGTAATTTATAATACAGTAAAAAATAGTAAAGGAACTGCTTTAGCATTAGGAAATAATTTATTGCAATATCTGGAAAAAATTAACCCTGATTTAATGAAAAATGGGGATTTTGCAAATAGAGTAAGACAATATCAAGGAGACCCAACAATTTCTGATGAAGTTGCAGCGGAAGAAGTTTTAACTTTATTTTCTGAAGCAGTGCTTGATGGAGCACTGGTTTTAAATGAAGGAACTTTAACACAAATTGGAGATTTCTTTAGAAGAATATGGCAGTCATTAGGGTTTGGTAATATAAGATTTGATACAGGTGAAGATATTTATAAGTTTATAAAAGATTATAATAAAAATATCAGTAGAGGTAAGACTAGATGGTTACGTGGAAGTGAATCAGGTGTATTAAGTAAAGCGCAAGAAAGATTATTAGATGAAGGCGCTGAGGGTGATTTAGTTAAAAGAAAATATAGAATGCCTAGGGGTAAAGAAGATAAAGCCCCGGTTATTATTAAACCATCAGTTAAAAAATTAACAGAGTTAACTAAAGAATTTAAAGATGGGAATTTTGATAATGTAGAAGATTTGACTAAACAATATCAAGCAACTGGTAGGGATGCTTTAAAAAGATGGGCGGGGCAAAGAGGTGTTCCAATAAATCTTAGTAATCCTCAGGTTAATGAAGAAGTTACTAGTCTTTTAAATAAGGAATTTAATAGTTTTACAAAAAACTTCGATCCTAGCAAAGCAGAGGCTTCTACATATATGGAAAATATTGCTAAGCGTATTGGCCCTAAAATAGTAGAAGAAGCAACTAGAAAAGGCAAGCAAGTAAGTCAAGATGTATTAACAGAAAAAGGTAGGGAGCTTCAAGCTGAAGAAACACAAGAAACTACAGATAAAGAATTTGAAAAAAGAAAATATCCTACTGATATTGCAGTTATAGAAAAACAAACCGCTGATGTTAGGCCAGAGATTTTAACAAATATTAAAAATAGCGTAAAACAATTTATAGCTAGTTCTGTAGGTAAAGTAAAAGAAATTGGGGGAAAAGGTAAAAAAATAATTACTAAACTTGATCCTTCATCACTTGCAAAAGAATTAAAAGCCCAAAATACAGCAACTAGAATTGCGGTAAGAAATGCGATGGGGAAAAGTGTAAAAGCCCAGAATGATTTTATAAAAAAGGCTATAAATGATGGTTATATAGAGACTATTCCTATAGCTGCGATGAAAAAGAGATTTAGAACTGTTAAGGGGTTTAATATAGAAAAAATAGGTAGAGAAACTTTAGGGGCAGGTACGGGTATTTATCAACTCTCTGGATTAAACAAACAAGCATTAATAGATTTTTACACCAAAGATCAAAGTGGGCGTAGAAGTTTTATAGATTTATTAGCAAAAGGATTAACTATTGAACAATTTCAAGAAGTAAAAATTGATACAGAGTTTATGAATGATTTAGCTTTTAAATTAAAAGAAGCTAAATCAGAATTAACGGCTGAAGAGTTTATGAATGAAGTAGAAAGAATATATGATGGAAGAACTAAAGAATTTGCATCTTTAGATATAGTAAAAGCTTCTAAAAAGAGAAAACCTACGCCAACACAAGACACGGAGTTAAGGGTTCTAAGCACAAAGCATGATATTTATGCAGCTCAAAGACAACTAGATCCTAAGGGTAAGATTATTAAACCAAATTCGTTAGTCAATATACAAAAAATACACAAACGTGATTTAGAAACAGTTCTTAATGGAGATATAGGAACTGCTGTTTTGGAATTATCTAACTTTGGTAATTTTGGGAGAAGAGATAGGAAAGGTAAAGGTTTGGATAAAGATGGTAATCCAATTCGTGTAAAGAAAGTTAAGGGTAAATGGCCTCCTGGGACAAAGAAATATTTTCAATTAATGGATGGTAGTTGGGTAGAAGCAGGAACTACAGCTGCTGATTTAAAAGGAATTAATAGAGGAAAATTTATGCCAAAAACAGGGGCATATTATGGAAAATCAGATCCAGCTTATGAACAGTTAATAAAGGCGGCAAAGGAAAATGATAATTCACCTCTTAATCAAAAGCTATTAGCTTTAAAACCTAAAAGAATAAAAATACCTAAAGGCAAAAAAATAGACAAAGCTTTTTTAGCTAAGCATGCGGACCAGATTGCAGAAAATCAAAAAGCCCTTAGGTTATATACAAAAATATTAGAACAATCGGGACAACCGCTTAGTAGTGTTGCCCCATTTATTACAGCTTCATATCAAGCTACTACAGGATTAATAAAAATCTCAGCAGGCTTTAAGGGGGCTTCTAAGAGGTTTGAACATGGCAAAGGGCAGAAGTATAGTAAAGGTGAAAAATATCGTGAAGAGCATAGCCCACCAGCCTCTGTAATCGGTGCTTCATTACTATGGGCTATTAAATATAACCATGTAGATATTACAATGGATGCTATTGTAAAAAATTATGGTCAAATTCAATTATCTAAATTAGATGATGCAAGAATAGATAATTCGGGATATGCTGCAACCTTACCAGAAGGTATGACTATATTCGATGATAATGTAGATTTAGCAAGACTAGCTGCATCAGGTGTTAATTTAAATACCATTATTAATCCTAAAACTAAGAAAACATTAGTTTCTGAAATGGGATTAGGTTTAACGCCTCAGCAAGCTCAAAATCGTTCTTTAATCCATTATCAAAATGAATTAGTTATGGCGGTTGTTAAAGGCGAAATAAGTAAAGCTAAAGCTTCTAAACATTTAAAAGTTTCCATCCCGGCTAATATAGCTAAAAATGCTAGAGTAACATTTAACGAAAAATTTGCCCCCACTATTACATATCCGGGTATGACATCACAAGAAGTGAAAGATACATTTGAAAGTGATCTTAAAACTAGAGTATTAGCAAGTAAAAAAAGATCAGCAAAGGGTATAAGTGTATTTGATTTTGATGATACGTTGGCTAAAACTAAAGAAAAGGTTATAGTATATGCGCCTGCTTTTAAACCAGGTACTAGTCAAGAAGTAAGCATGGAATTGACCCCTGCTGAATTTGCAGAACGAGCAATTGAATTAGAACAAATGGGAGCTTCATTTGATTTTTCACAATTTGAAAATGTTAAAGGAGCAGAAAAAGGGCCATTAGCTGACCTCGCTTTAAAACGCCAAGGTAAATTTGGTGGTGGTGATATATTTGTATTGACAGCAAGACCTCAAGCTTCAGCTCCAGCTATTAAAATGTTTTTAGATGGAATAGGTTTAAATATACCAATGGAAAATATAACAGGATTAGAAAATGGAAGTCCACAAGCCAAAGCTAATTGGGTATTACAAAAAACAGGGGAGGGTTACAATGATTTTTATTTTGCTGATGATCAAATGCCTAATGTTAAAGCAGTTAAACAAATTTTAGATCAAGTAGATGTTAAGTCTGATGTAGTAATAGCTAAAGCTAGTAAAAAAAGAAATTTAGATACAGAATTTAATACAATATTAGAAGAAACAACTGGGTTAAAAGCTGAAGCAGAATATTCCCCAGTTAGAGCACGATTAGAAGGAAAGAAAAAAGATAAAGGAGTTTTTAAATGGTTAGGTAGACAATTAACTATTACGCCTTCTGCTGAAGACTTTTTAGGATTAATGCAAGATCTAATGGGTTATAGTAAACAAGGGAATAGACATGCTAAATGGATTCAAGATAATTTAATGGGACCTTATAATAAAGCTGAACAACAAATCTTATCTGCTAAAGTTACAGTAGCTAATGATTTTGCCGCTCTTAAAAAGAAATTTAAATCACTTCGATCTACTCTAAAAGGAAATCCTTTAATGGATCAAATTGGTGTTGGCCCATATACAAAATCTCAAGCAATGAGGGTATATATATGGAATAAGCAAGGTATGGAAATTCCTGGTATTTCTAAACGTGATCAAAATGCTTTAGTTGCCGCTGTAGAAGCAGATAGTGAACTTAATGTTTTTGCTGACGAAGTAATATTAATACAAAAAGATAAGCAATACCCAGCGCCAACTGATAATTGGGCCGGAGGAACAATTGATAGCGACATAATGTCTAATATAGATAAAACTTTTAGGCGCCAAGTTATGACCGAATTTGATGAGAATACTAAGATTATATTCTCAGACAAGAATATGAATAAGCTTGAAGCGCTGTATGGTAAAAAATGGGTTGATGCATTAAAAGATAGTTTACGTAGAATGAAATCTGGTAGTAATAGACCGGTATATCAAGGCGGTGGAGCTAGAATAGTAAATGAAATGCTTGATTGGCTAAATGGTTCTGTTGGTGCAGTAATGTTCTTAAATGTTAAATCTGGATTGCTGCAGCTTATATCAAATGTAAACTTTATAAATTGGGGTGATAATAATATATATCAAGCCGCTAAAGCTTTTGCTAGTAAAGAATATTGGCCAACAGTAATGAAGTTAATGAATTCTGATTATTTAGTTAATAGGCGTGATGGATTAAGAATTAATGTTAATGAAGCTGAATTAGCCAATGCTGCTAAAGATGGTGGTATGAAGGGCGCAATAGCTTATTTACTTGATAAAGGTTTTATTATAACCAGAATTATGGATAGCTTAGCTATTGCAACAGGTGGTGCAACTTTTTATATAAATAGAAGAGATGCATTGCTAAAAAGACAAAACCCAGAAACTGGTAAAAAATATACTCAAGCAGAAGCAGAGGCAAAAGCCTTTGATGATTTCTATGCTATATCAGAAGAAAGTCAGCAATCTAGTAATCCTAGTAAAATATCACAACAGCAAGCTAGTCTATTTGGTAGGGTAATATTAGCTTTCCAGAATGTTACGATGCAATACAATAGGATGACCAAAAAATCTATTAGAGATTTATATAATAGAAGGAAGAGCCCTGGTCAAACACAAAGAGAAAGTGATTTAGGTAATTTATCTAAAATAATTTATTATACTACAATTCAAAATATAATATTTAATGCCTTACAACAAACATTATTTGCAGCATTATTTGATGATGAAGGTGAAGAAAAAGAAAAAGATAAACTGGCTGGTGTTGCAAATGGTATGGCAGATTCATTATTATTTGGATTAGGTTTTGGTGGTGCTGCAATATCTACACTTAAAAATGTATTACTTAAAGTGATGGAAGAGAGTGATAGAAAATCACCAGATTATGAAGAAGCAGTATGGGAAATATTTAATGTATCTCCAGTTTTAGATTCAAAAGTACGTAAACTAAGAACAACGGCTAAAACATTTAATTGGAATATGGAGGAAATTAAAAAGCGTGGATGGAGTTTAGATAACCCTACTTATTTAGCTATATCTCAACTTATTTCTGCGGCTACAAATATACCAATAGATAGGGTATTAAGAAAGATAATGAATATGAGAATGGCTATGGATGAAGAAACTAGGACATGGCAACGAGTAGCATTGATGTTAGGATGGAGTAGTTGGAGCGTAGGATTACCCTATTGGGGATTACAAAGCACCATTAAAAGAGAAGAGAAAGCTAAGGAAAAAGCAAAAAATGATTATAAATATGATATTAGAAAGCTAAAGGCGCAGGGTTATAAAAAAGTTATGTATAGAAATTTAAAAGATTTTGATCCTAAAGATATTGTAGAAATGCAGTCACCAGCTGGAACTGTAGTTTATTATGTTAAAACTAAAAAGAAAAAGAAATGATAGAAAAAATTAAAAAATGTATTGATAAAATACAAGAAGCATGGAATAAATTAATGTATAAATTAATGTTTAAAAAATACAAATAATGAAACAAATTTTATTAGCCCTATGTGTACTTATTACATTTAATATAAGTGGACAGGAAAAAGGAAAATTCTTTAAAGATGTTTATAAAGAATTATTTAAATACAGCACTATATATATAGCTGGTGATATGCAAAATCCAAAAGAAAATGTACCAGATTATTTCGTAAGAACTAATCCTAGCGGTGGATTATATGATATTCCAGTTGTAGAAGATGGAACTGTTTACCATGAATTCGATTACAGATATGGTATAGGTATACGTAAATTAGCTAGATATGATTACGAAGTAAAAGGTGCACAATATTATGATGGTACTGAAAACAACGTAGGTTTATCTGCTACAAATTCACCTATTAAAGGATTAGAATATGTATTCCACTGGGAAAAAGAAAGAGAAAGAGATGAATTATATGACAACCATAGATACTTTTTAAAACATAGTGGTAAATACCATATGGTTAAAGTTGAAAGTAGAAAGCAGGGGAAAATAGATTTTAATTATCAATCAGCTGAAGTAAGAGCTAAACTACCTATTGGTAAGAAATTTAGTTTATCAGCTGGAGCTATGTATCGTACACACCAACGTCCTTATGGTTATAATCCAGTAGAAATATGGTTAAACGAAACTAATGAAAACGGTAATGCAGTAAATCCTTGGTATACTTTAGGATTTTATTATGGTTATGATGATCATTATACTACGACACAATATCAAGGCCAAACATTATATGATTGGTATTGGACTGATCCAGATGGAGAAATAGTAGCTCATACAGATCTTGAATTCAGAGAAACAGTATTTACTGATCTTATGAATCGTTATAATAATGAGATTTGGGATACCATTGATTCTTTTGGTGTTGTATCTCCAGTGGTTGGTTTTGACTGGTATCATTACAAAAATAACTTCTGGATGCATGTGTATGGATCTTATTTACCTCCTTTCCATAAGTATGTTAAGGGAGATGAAAGCTTTAGTTATTTACATAGAAACGGCTGGAGCGCAGAAGGTCATGATGAAATGCATGCCGCTGGTGATGGAGAACAATGGGAAGATTACCAAGCAGGTTTGGTATTTGGATGGAAATTAAGTAAATCAATTGGTGTATTTTTCGAAGGAGAATATACTAAATTCTGGGATTCAGAAATATATAACAGTTCAGTAGGGCTGAACATAACATTAAAATAAATAATTATGAGTAGTAAATTTTCAAGTCCATTTTTAGCAAAAAGCCCTTTAAATAATGGAAAGAAAAGATATAAAAAAGGCGACCTATTAAGTGAAGATGATTGGGAGGGGGGCACATATACTAGTGCTAGCGAAGGCGATGACTATAGGAGACATAATATACAAGATGTTAGTGAAGTTCAAAGTGATGAAAAAGGTCAATTTGTAACTACATTAGGAGATGATGAAATAACACCATCTTTACAGATTGGGAAAAATCCAAAATTTTCTTCTGATCCAACAATTATGGAAAACAGGCTTCGACCAAATGTAAGAATACTAAGAGATACTATTAGGCCTAGAAACAGTAAAAACTTTAAGCGATCAAGTAGGTAGTAACGTTATTAAAAACTAAAATAAAAATATGAAATTATGGAAGAATTTTGCATTTGTAATTGTACTTCTTGCGTTAATTGTTAGTTGCGGAAGCTACCGACAAGCGCCAGAAAATACAATTAAAGTACTAGCAGTTACAGCTGAAGGAGATACAATTCAATTAGATGTAAACTCGCTAAGACCAAGAGTATATCAAACTATATACCATACATATCCTTATTATTATAATTATTGGAGACCATCGCCATTTTATTTTGGT